AGTCATTATATCACTCTCTGCATAATTTTACGTGCGTTCATAATACCACCTTTTGAGGCAAATGTAATCTCACCTGGCCTATTAAACAATTGTCTTCCACGGTCCATGGTGTTTGGATTAATAGCCGCTAAATCTAAAGGCGGTGTAACATTTGTTTGTCCTAATCTTGAAACATTTACGGGCTGATTAACGTTTCCAGACGGAACCTCAATAGGTTGATCTGGTGGTACTACTTTTACATCTCTATCGGGGGTTATTTCTATCGTGTCACCTACAACGCCGACATCATTAAGCTGATTGTCACCCATCGCCTTTTCAAACAACTCCTCTTCTAATCTAACCAATGCAGTTTGTAAGATAGATATGTTTTTACTATTGTATCCATCAGGTGTTAATTCCATTAATTTTTTTGCTGTAATCGGGCTTGATAATAATCTAGCCAAAACTTCATATTTTAAAATTGTAAGACCTGTGCCAATAATGTCAAATTTTTGAACTAATTGAGCAGTTTGTTCAGCTTTAGCCAGCTCTCCACCAATACCTAAATTTCCTCCAACGGCTCTTGAATATTGTTCATAAGCTAATAAAGCTTGAATTTGATCATCTGTAAAAAACTCTGTTAAATTTTCATTTTCTCGTAACTTTTTAATATTGTCTGCAAACTTTTTAACATCTAGAACCTCTTGAAATAATTTTTCACCTCCCTTTTCTTCTATTTTTGAAGATCTTTTAAAAATATCTTTTAAGATATTATTTCTAATATCATTAACTAATTTACTATTTATACCCCCGAACTCATCAATCATGTCCTTAACACTAACATTGGTGCCAAAATTACCTTCTGAAGTTTTTTTAATAATTCCGTTTACAAATTCAGTTGATGTAGCTTTACTGCCTATGGCCTGAGCGGCTATTCCCTCTTCAACTTTTCTTTGTTTTTTTGATAATTCTAATAATTCAGCAACCCTAGTTTCATAATTAGGTCCTAACAAAACCTCTAATGATTTTTTATCATTAATTAAAAAATCATTTAATATTTTATCACCATTCCTTGATTTAACTGTGCTTGTAATCCAATAATTTTTAATGGTGTTAAACAATTTTTCATTCGCAATTTTTTCCGCATTGCTAGCATCCTCTGGGAGCCTGAACATTTCTTTAATAGCTAAAATATTGTGTGTATTATTTGGCTTTATCATTGTCTTAACAAAACCGTCTATGTCATCACCTGCTACTAAAGCTTGTCTAATCTTATTCATACCATTTATAACTTCTGAGTTTCTGACTTGAGAATTTAAAAGATCTATATTATGAATAAAGACTGCGTCCCCTTTTATTAAACCATTTTTGGGATCTAACAGTTTATCCAAATTTCTGTGCATGTTTGTTGCTGCCGCAATTATTTCTGGTTTAGCGTTAGGGTTGTACATTATATTGTACAAATCATCTCTAATTTTATATAAAGTTTTAAAATTTAATAATTTAGGATCATTTACTGAATTTATAGTTCTGTTTATTGTGTTTAATGTTTCTTCAATTTTAACAAAATCTGAGGGGGTTGTTTTATAAGGAGCCTCTACAGGAACTTCTTTTTGGGGTTGTCCTTTTTTACCGCTAGGAACAATTTTCTTTTCATCAGTAGCTACGAATGATTTTAATTTATTTATTTCTCTACTAAATACTTGTTTAAAACCAGCTAGGTTTATTGTATAGTCTCCTGATTTAACAGCGCTATTTGTTGCCTTATTAGTAAAATTATTAATTGCTTTATTAGCGATTAGATTGTAATTAGTTACGGACTCTGCTAAAGCCTTATCAGCAGCAGCCATGTCGATATTACCATCTTTAATGTTAAAATTAATTTTTAAATTCTTTTTAATATCATTAGCTAAAGTAGCTTGAACATTAATTAAATCTTGCAGGTCAATATTAAGATCTTCTCTTATTTTTAAATCTTTAAAAGGATTTTTACCACTTTGAAAACTTTTTATAATAGAATCTATTTGATCTCTTTGAGTGTTTTTAACAAAAGATGTAAAACCCTCCGCCTGAGAAAATATATTTCTTATTTGTGGATTAACCGCTAATTGTGCAAAGATTAAAGGATCTAATCCCAACCTGTTGGCAGCAGCCACCAATTCAGGTGTTATTTCAATAGTTCCAGGTCTTTTACCTTTAAATAAAACATCACCAGCAAATTTAGTAACACCATAAAAACCACTAGAAAGGGCAGCTGTGAAGTAATCATCTTTTTCTGTAAAATAATCTTTAAAATTAATTTCATCAGCAAAATCTCCCTCACCGTATCCTCTTAACGCTTCAACTGTATCTTTAGTTTTTACACCTAAATAAGAACCTAATAAAAGTTTAAGAGCAGGGCCTACGGGCACAGGTCCTACACGAAGCCTGTTTAAAGGATTATTCGGAGATAAGGCTCCACCAGCTCCTACTAAAGCCAATCCCTCTCCTAATAATTGTTCATCAACTATGGTTCCCATGAGTTCTGCAAAATCAGAAGCCTCTAATCCAAAAGGTTCTACAAGTTTATACCCCTTATCATTTTTGTCATACTTATACATTTCTAAATTTAAAGTTTTATTACCAACAGTTACTTGATTTCTAATAAACTCTCCTTCAGGATAGTAACTTAAAAACTTGTTTTTTCTATTAACAAATGATCTACTTCTACTTAAATCAAAATTTAAAGCCATATCTTTTAAATTAAATTTGAAATCTGCATTAGTGACAGGTTCTCCAACAGTATCACTGATAATATCTAACTTATTACTTATTGCCTTTTCTGCACTTTTTGTACCTAATTCTTGTAACTCTTTAAAACCTAAAGGCTTTTCTGATTTATCAAGTTCTGATTCAAAAACCCCTCCAGTAGTTGCAAGTTTTTCTTGAAAATCTGGTGGAGTCTCAGAAGGCGATACTTCAATCGGTGATGATAATTCTGTAGCCATAATTAAAACTGTAAAGGGGTCACAAAAGTTTTGTCACCTTTTTCATAAACATATTCATAAATTGGTTTTTTAACATTTCCAACTGTAACAGGGTTTCCTCTAAATTCAAAATTACCATTAGAATCAGCGTAACCTAAAAATCTTATTTTACCGTCTTCATAAGCTTTTGCAGGATTAAAAACATGACCATTTTTTAATTCTACATCCTCTAAGTTTAAGAAATAATTTTGATCTCCTATTCCTTCTATGTCTAACACACTATTAATTCTATTTTTTATTTCTTCTGAATTACCAAACTCTAATAATTTTTTCTGAACATACTGCTCAACTATGTTTGTTGAATTAATTAAAGACAAGGTGCCGTCTTTGCCTGTAAAAGCTTTTATCTCCTCTTCTAACTCTGGAAATTCTGCTATAGCTCTTTGAGCTCCCATAGGTAAATCAGATGCTAACATTTGATTTAACCTACCTGCATCAGCGTATATTCTTTCTTGTTCCTTATAAATATCAATAAGTAATCTTGAGCCCTCAGTGCTTAAAGTAATATTAAAATCTGCATCAGCCAGTTTACCGACTTCGGTTTGATTCAACCTGTCATCATAATCTTGAGCATTCTTTATAAATGCTTTTTGAGCTAAAGCATTTAAAGTTTCAGTTGCAACTGTTTCGTTTGTTTGAAGAGCAGTGTTAATGGTATTAAAAAGAGTTGGTGATATCTCATCTACATTAAATGTTTCTAAGAATTTTACAAATCCTGCTCTTTGCGCTGCAAAACTTCCTGTTGTAGCATCATCTAATACCGATGAAGCAGTTTCGTAATTATTAATTTTTTCAAGAGCTTGCTCTGCTCTTTTCTTAATTGACTCATAAGTATCGCCAGCTATTTGTGTTTTTCTTTCTATATCTTTTTCTTGTAACATTAATTCTAACTGGTCCGCTATTGATAGAACTTGAGCTTGCTTTGATTTTTTAATTTGTAAATCAGGTATTGTTGTAATATTAACTCTTTTACCAAAAGTTTCAGAGTCAGGTCTAGGATCTGTAATAAATATTGAATCATCTCTCTGTACGCCCAATGTGGTATAAGTTTTAGCTTCATCTCCTGCTCCAATAGTTATGTCATAGTTTTCATCTTCAAAAACTTTTGGGTCTGAGTCTTTTGGTTCTGGTAAACCTTTAAAAGATTGAAATGATTCTCCACCATATTTAAAAACGGATGACCCGTCTTCATAAACATCTCTGAATCCAAAACCTGTATTATCTTCGTTATCTCCGAATTGTCCGTACACTTTTGTGCTAGTTTTTAATTTACTTGAGCCTTTGTCTTTGTCTTGTAAAGCTAGTTCTAAGGCTATATTTTTTAATCCTGCTTCAGGGTCGGTGGCTTCGTACTCTTGTCTGGCTTTAATTGCGTCTGCAAACAACGGAGTAGATGAGCCTAAAGCTTGACCAGCTATATCAAGAGCTCCTCCTAATCCGCCTTCATATGACTTACCTGACATTAATCCAGCAAATAAATTTAATAATGCAGGTGTTGCTGCATCAAATTTACTAAACGGTTCACGTGGTTTTACAAGATCAAGGCTTCTTAACATTTCTAAATTAGACGCAAAATCTTCTGCAACATCTCCACCCTTAAAAAATTTTTGCACAGGTTTATCTACCAGTCCTGATGTAATACCAACACCGCGAGAGGACACTGGCCCTCCTCTGTTAAACATTTTTCTTTTATAGATACTCATTAACCTAGTAATGCTCCGAGGCCCGTGCCAATAGATCCTATAGCACCCGCCGCTTGTAAGAACGGATTACCTTGAGGCATAGGAGCTATAGTTTGTTGAGCTGTTCCTGCGCCTGGTGTTACTTGCTGTAATGTTTGTGAACCAAATGCCAGTCTTCTATATGGCTCCATCATTTGATTTAATTGATTTTGATACTGTGTGCCAAATTGTGTTTGAGCTAGTTGTTGCTGTAGACCACCGATACCTAAAAGTTGACTGACATCTTGTTGTCCAAGTTGTTGTGTTTGTGCACCTAGTCCTGCCATAGTGCTACCAATGCCACTAGTTAACTTACCAATGTTAGCAAATCCCGCTGCCTGCTGTGCTCTTTGTTGATTAGCGGCTGCCGCTTGTGCTTGAGCCTGTTGAAAGTTTCTAGATAAATCTTCAAAAATTCTTCTTGATCTTAGATCTTGTGCGTTTCTAGCTAACTCTGATTGTTGAATACCAAATCTACTACCACCAAATGCACCCGCTTTGACAGCCTGACCAGCTAATTGATTCTCAGCCATAGCAGCTTGTCTATCTATTTCTTTGATAGCCTCTTGTGTTACTGCTTGTTGGTAAGGATCCATGAACTGCTGTGCTCTCGACGGATCAAAGTTCATCTGTCTTAGTGCCTCTGCACCTGCAGCAGCTGATCCTAGGCCCGCGGTTTGTGCTGCCTGACTTGCTTGTATGAAAGGTTGAAATGCTCCAATACCTTGAAAGGCAAGATTCATTGCCGCTTCTTGTGTAGGACTAAATCCTGCTACCTGTTGCTGTGGTATTATCTGCGGTAATTGCAGAAGACCTTGAGCTTGCTGCGTTCCAAATAAAGTGTTTAATAACTCCTGTTGTCTATCACTAATATACTGTGGGACTTTAGTGGTTATAATTTGTTCTTGTGTTGACATTATGCTGCTCCCTCTAGTCTATCCATCATCTGATACATTCTCTTTGCGCCTTCGCGACGGTCTCCTCCGCCTGCACCCCTGACTGCTTTAGCCGTCATGACAAATTCTCCGTCGCTTAGCATTGCGGGGATATCGTCACTTGTTTCGGTCCCTGGACCGAGAGACATGCCCCCTTGTCGTAAATCTGTTACCCCTCCACCTTTAGCTTTTCCCTGTGGGAATAAAACGTCACTCATTGGGAATATTTGTTTATCTGTTATACGTGGTGAAAAATCTTGTGGCTCTGGTGCTTCTGGTTCAGTCAACTTAATCAATGCAGCTATACCCGCTGTTCCTAAACCAAATAATTTAGCAGCATCTCCTATGCTCATGCCTCCCAAAACTGCATCCTTAGCTTTTGCTGCTTTCTCAAGTTGACCAAGTGCAAATTCTTCTGCAGCCTCTTCACTAAATCCTTTTGCTATTGCTTCTGATTTTAAATCCGCTCCTTCTGTTAATAAATCTGCTGTGGTTCTATCTGCTCCTGTTCCTCTAAAATCAAACTTACCTAGTAACCCGCCTTTATCTGCATCTCCTAAGAAAAATCTAGATAGACCGCCTTTGTCAAATAATTCACCGATATCCATAGCACTAATTTTATTTCCTAAACCTCCGGATAAAAACTCTCTACCAAAACCACCACCTAATCCTCTTATACCTGGACTTCTGAATCCACCTAGTCCACCTGATATAGCTCCACCAACTCCACTACCGATACCACCAGCAATGGCTCCTAACAAAGGATTACCAGTTGCAAGTCCTACGATAGGGCCTAAGAATTGTTCTAGATCACCTGGTATTGCTTTTCTAATACCTTTAACAATCTTTTTTAAGAAGAACTCTGGCTGACCTGTGACTGGATTAATAGAGTTTAATTCGTTACCAACAATGTATCGACCAGGCTCTATGCCCATGTCTACCATTGTCTTAAATAATCTTTTCTTCAATACAGGGTTTCTGTCTAATACTTCCATAGGCACAACAGTTTCACCTTCTGCTGCATGCACCATGTATGTATCTTCGAAACGTCCAAGTCCTCCTAATGAGGATACGAAACTTTTAAATTGGTTTAGTGACTCAAGTCCCTGCATAATATTATGTTGTATCTCCAAATATATCTAAGCTATTAACTTTGATAGCGACATCTCTTTTGATGTGTTTTTCTTCTGTGGAAGTTGCAGGGTTCTCGACGTCCGCCAATGCTTCTTTTTCATCAGCGTATTCTTTACCTGTTTGCGTATTAGTAATAGTTAGTTTAGTCTCGACAGGCAGGATCTCAACACCCTTGCCCGCTAATACGGTTTCATCTTTTTTTATACTCATTTTCCTATCCTTTTGCAATATAATTGTTTTAACATTTCCATCTCTTTCTGGCCTGTCTTAACCTTGAATTAGGGTCTTTTGCAGCCTTTGGAAACTTCTTCATTTGTCCTGCGCTTCTTGCACAGAAAGATTTTCTTCGCTTTGCAGCTTTACTACCAGGTTTTACTTTACCTGTGACAGCAGTCTTGAGCTTTGATCCAGGGTTATCTTTACGATATTTAGCGACACCAGCAGCAGTCATGCCTGCTCCAGACTTTGTAGGTCTAAAGTATTTTTTAGTCTTAGGTGGCTGTTTATCGCGTTTTCTTACCATTGATTATGCCTTGGATTTTTTTGTTGTTTTACGGCTTCTTCGCAAAGATTCTTTAGCTCTTTTCGCAATCGCTGCTTGTTGCGTTTTGCCAGAGACTTTACTTCTTTGTTCAACCACAGTAAGTATTTGAATTTTTCTAGCAAATGGTTTGTTAATCCTTTTAACTTTTGCAACGGTGCGCCTCGCGTCAGCCGGAGTTGCGTATTTAATAGATACAGTATCTTTAGGGTTTTCATCTGTGTATAATCTTCTACCGCTATCTTTAGGTTTCTTTCCTGTTCCTTTTTTAGGATCTTTTCTTTTTGCCATTTTTTAATACATTCTGTAAAGTTTTAGCTTGCCCAGCATGTGATTTAGAAGCTTTTTTAAGCGCGCTTATTACCTTTTTTACTTTTTTTCTTCTTTGATTTTTCAACACCTTTTATTACTCCTTTGTTCTTTGAAGCGTAGAAAACAGACTTAGCATCTTTGCCATAAGTCTTTTTCATAGACTTCATAATTTTTTTACCTTTTTCGTTTAGTGGCACTCTTACCTCTCTTTGCAAAAGTTTTTACATTAGTTGGTTTACCACCAACACCTTGAGCTTTTGATCTTTTTCTAGAAACTGCAGATTTTATTTGACTCTTAGACATACTAGCAGCTTTTGCTGCGGGGACACACTTGGGATACTTTCGTTTGGCATCTTTTTTTTGTTTTGATCTACCACACTTAGCAAAGCTTCCATCTTTTTTACGAGAGCCTATGTCTCTCCAATCCTGTTTGAACCACTTCGCTAATCCCTTGTGACCAGACATTATGCTACTTTTTTCTGCTTTGGTTTCTTTGTTACTTTACGTTTGCTTGCCATGATTGCACCACAACCTTTTGCAATACCACCTTGTTTAAAGCTAGATACTTTTTTACGATCTTGTGATATTTTGTTGTAATCAATCATACCGCCCATTGCTTTCTTAGGACCTTTAAAATCCTTACGCTTTACACCACTAGGATCTTTAATCTTTCCTGCACAAATCTTGGATGCATAAGCGTTTGCATAAGCGCTAGGGTAAACTTTAAATTTACGCTTTGCTGCAGCTTTACCTCTTGGACATAATTTAGTCATTATTTTTTCCTTACTGTTTGTTTAGCTCTGGCAAAAGCTTTTGCTGTAGGAGCGCCTTTAGCACCCTTTTTACGCATTTTACCACCGCGTTTACGTTTAGCATGAATATTAGCATAAAGACCTGGCCTTGCCATTATCTTTTCCTCTTAGGCTTTTTCATGGATTTCTTTTTAGCAGCAACAATAATATCACCTCTGGTAATTTTATCTCTTGGTGGATACATAGCTGCCAGTTTTTTATTCTTAACTACTTTTTTCTTTGTTTTCTTCATTATGTTTCCTATCTGCTAGATATCTCTAACACACTTATAATTATGCTCAGATCATTAGCATTTTCTGCCTGAGCTTTTATTATTTCTGACTCTTTTGCTATTAGCGGAGCGGGAGCTGCCACAGAGCTGTCAGATGTATCTTGCGCCATGTTTCCTGTCGCTAGAATCTCTTGAGATCGTTTAGCCTGTATTGTTCGATCTTTTTCAATAGTATAACTTACACTACCAGTATCTACAAGGGTTACAGATATATTGCAATCATTACTTGTATCTTCGTTCGCAACGCGAATAGACTTAATTATCGCAGCTTTTTCTGCAGGAACTGTGTAGATAGTCGTTAAATTAGTAGTCGACAACTTTGCTTTATGGTTTGTGTATATATTAGACATTTACGATAAGAAAAAAGAAATTCTTTCTTCTTCCTCTCTTAATGTTTCTGGCACATAGGTATTGTTTAAAACAAATATAACTTGTTCTAAAGTTTGAATTAATTGAGATGCTTGTTCTCTACTATATTCTTCTGTTGCCTCTGGTAAACGAGGTGTTACAATTTTAGCCATTAGGTCCCTCTCATTCCATCTGGTTTCATATCTAGACGAAGTGTTCCATATCTCCATCTGTCATCAACATCACCACTAGATATTCTTACTGCTATCTGTCTACCTCTTATTCTAGTATCTTTTTTAGTTGTATTTGTTGCTACTTCAAAGGGTCCATGAGATCTTTGAGAAGCTGTAGGGTAAGGTCTTGTTTTCATTGTTACATCAACATTGCCTATTTGATTTTTAAAGTCTGGTATAAATCTACCGATTGACATAAAGTTATCACCGTCTGCAATATCAATGTCACCAGATTCTATGTGATTTAACATAGCTGCTCCGTCGTCATTGCTTCCTGTTTCGTGAAGATAGACAAAAGTTCTACCTGCTTTTAATCCATTTATTGTAGAGATAGTAGAAGTAGTATCAGCAGATTCAAACTCTGCAGCGTAAGGAACTTCATAAACACCGTAATCTGCCCAAGCACTTCTAGCTAAAGATCCAATATACCAAAGATTCTCTGCATAATTATAAGCTACCATTCTATCTATTTGATCAGAGTTAGCTGAAGCATAGAACCACATTACTTCATTATAATTAGAATTAGATGCACAAAACACATCTTGTTTTACATTTTCATTTATATCATCAAATACATAATCCTGCACACTACAAGGTATTTTTTTAACTGCACCATCATATAAGAAGAAAGAATCATTACTCATCCAGAACGAGTTACCAGATACATCAACTGCTGCGTTAATACCCACAGCTCCGCAGTTAGAACCAATTTGTTTAAAACCAAATGTTAAGGGTGCACCAATAAACTGCATTTGATACAAAGCTGTATCAGTCCATATCATTACAGCACCTCTTGATCTAACAGCTGTATTAATTTGATTACCGTCAGTTAATCTAAAAGAACCTGCAGTATTAGTTGCAGTTGGTGTCCAATCACTTGTTGATTCTTGATCTGACCACCTGATAAACATGTTGTCTTGTGTGGATGTTGTGCCAATTGTAGTTTCTGTTCCAAGACAAATAACGTGTCTATCGTCACCAGAAACAATCATAAATCTAGATTTTGTAGGAGCGCCACTAACTTCCGTGGTCCCTGCTCTATTACTCGATAATCCGTCTGAGGTATCCCAGTAAAATAATCCACCG